TGAGGGTTGAGTTCAGAAGTTGCTACATCGAGAGCAACTTGGACTACATCTTGATTTTCCATCATAACATTACCTTCAAATTCAACTGAGTTTTTCTGTAACTTTTTAGTTTGATCTGTTGCTTTCTTTTTAAAGTCAGCAAGTCTTGCTTTCATAAGCGTGTCCATTTCTTTGGACTTGTCCATCATTTTGGACTTTGCCTCTTTTTTCTTCTGCTGAAGATCCTTCTGGCGCTTCAGTTTTTTCTGCTGAGCAATACCTTTCTGTGCTCTCTCAGTCTCAGACGAGACAGCCTCAGATACTTGTGTTTCTAATTCTTCTTTCATTTTTCTTTTTTGGATACGGTCGAAGAGAGAGCGGGCACCTTTAGTACGCCCATCAACTTTATCTTGATTACCTTTCTTATACTTACGATGCTGTCTAGGATTTACAAATACAAAGGCAGGTGGCAGTGCGAGACCAGATCCGTCCCCTGCCATCATTTCATTCAAATTAGATTCAGACTCTTTAGACATTCTTGGTCAACATCCTCGTTAAGTGAAGGTGGTAATCTATTTAGAAATAACATAAATGCTCTAATTTGAGACCAATATGTTGCTTCTACTTTATAAAACAACAATGGAGTTGCTGCATCATCAAACACATTATACAATACAATCACATGATTTAGAATAAGATGTGTCTTCAATTCACCCGTCGTCTCGTATCTTTTCAGTAGTCTTTTGATGTATTTAAACCTTTTCAGGTCCTCTTCAAAATCACTGTAAGTTACTGACGACGGGTTATTGTAGTTTTGAATAGCAAAGAAGAGCCAGTTGTCTGGCGTCAATTCATTGAAGTTCATTCAGATCATGCGAATGTTAGAGTTGCTGCATCAGAAATGACTTCCTCAGCACCAGCATCGGAAGTAAGTTTGACACGATACTTATAACCATCAAGGTCTGCCTTAGCAGCGCCAGTGATTGTAAGAGTTGCGCCAGTCTGACCACTGTATACACTACCATCAAGGGTGCCAGTAATATTGACCCAGCGAGTGCTGGTAGCGGTTTGACGCTGCCACTGATATTCAAGTGTGCCAGCATCAGCTGCTGCGGTAACAGCAAATGTTCCAGTGAATGGATCTGCTGCAGCACCAACATCGGCAGGTTGTGCCGAGATAGTGATAGCAGAAGCAGCGTCTGCTGCTACATCATCATCACTATCAGCAGTGTTAGCAGGAGCATCTTTGAATGCTGCTAAGTGCTGACACTTGTGGCGGGTTTCGCCAGAAGCATCTGTGTATGAAGTATACTGCCACCAACCAGGAGCGTTTAAACCACGCTCAGTATTCTCAGCAAGGGTTGCCTCAACATCATCGATGAATACAACTCTTGACTGAATAGCAGCATTACCTTCAGCACCAGCGGTAGCATTGGTATTGCCATCATGTGCTACAAGGGTCCCGTCAGATTCATACTTGGCAACGGAAGCCTTCTCAGTAGTGTTTAGAACTTTAATTGATTGTGCTTGCGTTTCAGCACGACTATACAGGGACATGGATACGTACTCCAGTTGATAAACTATTTTCCTAATTTTTATTTATAAAAATAGGGGGCTTGTGCCCCCTAAAGATCACTCAGCAGATCCTTCTTCTCTTGCTGCAATTGCTTTCTTAACAACTTCCAAGAGGTTGTCATCCATATCGGTCTTGGTCAGTTTAACTGCTTTCTCTAGAACGAGAATACAGATATCAACTAGTTTTTCTCCTAGTTCTTCGTTGTCGGGTACTTTGGTAACGGCATCCTTGACGATCTTAGCCGCAAGGGGAAGTAGAAATGATAGCATTGGTATGATCCATAATGAGCTAAACTATTTATTTGCTCTTCATGTAATCTGATGCGGTCTGGATGTAATCAGCAGCAAGAGTGATCTTTGACTGCACCCATTCTGGCAGGTTATCTGCTGGTTGTAGCAGATCATGAAGTTCTTGAGCGTTGCGGATGACACCTTTTAGTTGTGTCTTTGCCATGTCTCCTTCATAATCATACTCACCCTTATCATAATTCTCCTTCATCTTCTTGTTCTTATGCTTCCAAGCAGTGGCATAAGCAATTGACTTTTCATCATCAGTCAACTTACCATCTTTAGCATATCCTTTCTTAATATGCTTTACCATTCTCTCATACTTAGCACCAGAAGGTGCTTTCTCTTTAATAAGATCGGGGTGGGGAGCATAGAGTGGTCCCTGGTAGTTACCAGCAAACTCAACGCTTTCATTATTAACATGCGAAACCATACCCTTCTGCCCATCATTGACAGTAGGCATGACTTCTACGTTACCACTCTTCTTCTTTTTACCTTTGCGTTCTTTATCTTTGCAACCGCACTCTTCGCGGAGTTGTTTATATGTCTTCATTTTTTCTTCGACATAGCAATGATCTTAGAGACTTTCTTGCGGCGAGCGTGGAGGTACTTATCAGACTTATCAACATCGCCATCATTGTCAATGTCGCCATCCTCTTTGCCAACAGGATCTAGTTTCTTTTTCTCATCTAGAACTTCAGCATTCTTAGCATGGTTGTCAGCATGTTCATGAACTTCGCTAATCATGATCTCTAGTCCTTCAACAGGAACATTTCTGAGAACTTCGCCTTGCTCACTGACTAGATCGTAATGAGTGACTGTGCCATCCTCAAGCATAGTGTGTTGCTCAGGAATGCAGAAGTATTCTTTACCTTCTTTCTTGACTTTCTTAGCACAATTGTGCTTCTTCACCATCTTGCCGTCCTTACCTTTCTCAAAGTATTCTTTGACGGTATGGTAACCAGTGTCATTGCAATGCTTGCATCCTTCACCCATGCACTTAGGGCACTTCTCTTTACCTTCGGTTAGTTCATCACCCTCATACTCAACACCTGCTTTGACGCAGTTGTCAACAGTCTTGCCACCCTTCTTCTTGGTGCCAGCAAGTTTATATCCTTTCCAGCAAGCCTTACCATCGAGACCCTTTGCCTTCTCGATTACATAAGTCTCACCGTCAATTTCATACTCTTCACGCTCAAGAACTTCAGTCTCTTCGTTCTTGGGTGCAGACTCTTGACCGACATATCCACCTTTCTTAGCGGTCTTCTTACGCTTGGTGGTGTCTTCAATCTCAGCACCATTGGACTGAGGATCCATTCCGTCAAAAGGTGCTTCACTGATGGTGGTATTCTGGAAGGTATCGCCCCCCATCCATCTACCATAAGCTTCCATCAACCCAGACGAAAACTCATCATTGCTGTTGACGTTATTAATTGGCTTCTGATATTTCATCGTTTAGTAGGAACGTTCTTCTCGTATTATTTATAGATCTAATATTTCTGATCCACTCACGGAACATATCACCATCTTCAGAAATCACAATGGCATAGTTACCACCAACCCTGTGGATATGTCCCTTCTCTCCTGTGCGAGCAGACATTACAGCATCACCTTCTTTGAAAACTTCCTGCTGTCTTTGTTGCTGACGCAGTGCTTCTTCTCGTAGTTTCTTAAAATCTTTCATTTATTTTCCTTAGGTAAAACTAGTCCAGCACGAACGTCGTGCATTAGTTCTAGTTTATCATCAATTGACAGAGTATTTGGTATGCCACTCATGAAAGCAGTTGTTTCCAGATCTTGTGCTGCTTTTCTCATTTTGGTTCCAGACATACCCTCTGCTCCAGAAGCGTCAGGGTCTCTAGTGCCAGCAGAGATTACTTCAATACTTCTAAAACAAAATATAATTTCACCGCTTTTATCTGGTTGACAATTATATTGGTTTAGTTTCTCTGTATAACTACTCACTCTATCAGATCCTGCCACCATATACAAGTGGGTGTAATCTTTCATATACAACCACGATGCAGCATTTAAAAATGTTACTATCTTTTTATCAACAACAAAGTTATTTGCATACTGAGGAAACATCTTTTTGAGATATCCCATCTTTATATCATACAATAGCGGATTAGACTTTTCATTGTCATATCTTGTTTTCTTGTGAGTTTGACTAGCAAACATATAAGCATCAGCTTTGTATGTTCTAGCAGCATTTGCAACTGCATCAAACACTTTTGCGTGTCCAATCGTAGGTGGTTGAAATCTACCAAAACAATACACTGCTGCCTTCATTTGCCATCTCCTGCTACCCAGTTTTTAGATACGTTGAAGTTAGCAACACTAAATGATAATCTATCAACTAGTTTTACCGCCTTATTTCCTTCAGTGATAGCGACATATCCTTCAGGTGCGGTGATCTTATATCCATCTTCAGATCTGAGATAAGTTCCAAACTTTTCGCCCTTCTCAAGTTTGCGGATGAATAGATGTTTCGCTCCTTGCAACGTAGTATATAGTGCCACCGTCTTAAGGAGTGCGGATCTATTCTCTTCTATGAAGTCTAGACCTGCATACGTCTTCATATGTTTTGTTGCTTTTGCCTTGGGTGTCTTGACCTTGGCAGCAGCTTTCATTCCTTCTTCCTCAAAATACTTTTCAAAATCACGTACAAAGTTAGCAGCACTATTAATTCGTCGTCCCTGTCTGACATACGTATTGAAGAAGATTTTTAATCTGGGTCCTACTGTAAGTTGATCGTTTGCTTCGATCTGTTCCGCTACCTTATCTAGGAACTTACCAGCAACACGTATCAAGGATGCACTGGCAGTTTTCATCCTTTTTAACTTTTCAACTTCCTGAGCAGTAAGCAATGTATCTTTGCCAAGAGTATCAGTCTCTGCGCTAAGAACTAAAACATTTTTATTATTTTTTAATTTAGAAATGTCATATCCAAATGATGCAGACAGTTGATCTGGTGTGTTGCCAGTATAAGTTGTATGGAACACAACTCCAATCTTAGCTGCGTCTGCTTTGGAATACATCTCGTTATCTTCAGAGATGCAGTATGTAATTGTATTAGGTTGGAAAGTAATACATTGCTTCCCATCAATCTGTTCTTTCTTCTTATCATTAGTGAAGAGCAAATCCCCCTGAGCAACTCCCTTGATACCAAGATCAGGAAAATACTTAAGTGCTGCCTTCAGTTTCTCAACCAGTCCAGGAGCATGTCCATGGTTTCTATCAATGTCTTCATTAGTAAAGTTTACCTTTGCCTCTTTATTAAAGACCGACTTTGTGCCAACAAAAAACTGATTGGTTCCAGGATATATGCCACAGAATATAGCAGGTGCTCCATCCCACTTAGTGGTTATCTTAAAACCACTATTAGAAGATCCACTAAAAGTTTTACCAAGCAAGTCTAAGAACTTGAATGCATCTGCTGCTCCTTGCTTACCATCAAGAAGGATACTGTCTTCTAAGTGTTCCAGGTGTGTGTTCTTGCTCATCAGTATACCTTTCCAAATGGTCCGTATTCTTTTCCTTCTTTCTTGGACAGGAATACTAGGTCTGTAGCAAATCTATTTCGTTCTTTTTGTGAAAGACTCATGACTTTATGCAACCAAGTGATCTGCTGTAATTTGGAGTTGGCAACCCATGGTTCTTCGTTAAAAAGGAACAGCAACGTGTCCAACATTTTGTCAACATCTTCACCTCGCCCAAAGGTCACGCCCTTTTTCTGTAGATCTCTGATCATTTTAGCATACGTGTCCTTCTTCGCAAGGAACTCGGAAGGAGTGTACGGGTAAGTGTCTGATTCTTTGTTGAACTTCAATTTGTAGTGGTCCATCAAACTCAAAACCTTTTCAACTGTTGCTTTACCGAGTCTAGCAGCTGCATGTCCCTCTTCTGTCGCCTCATATTTTAGATTACTTTTCTTTGTGCTGGTGTTTGCTTTGATCTGGAAATTATAAGTGGTTTCTCCATCATGAACATAAAATCTACTATCTTGAGTTTCAATAGTTACACCACCGTCCTTAGTAGTTTTAACACCTAAAGGACATTGTGCATTACCCGCTTTGTATTCTAGTGTAAACTTATTTCCTAATTCTCTCTGCTGTAAGAACTTTCCACTGACATTAACTGCTTGAAATTGTGCTACCTTTCCAGACACTTTTTTAAGAGAGATGCCAACAATATCCTTCCTCTTATAGGCAGATCTAAGAATCGCATTCAACTGCAACAACTGAGCTTGCATACTAGGAGATCCTTTTGTGCCACTAAACTTACATGTGTCGTCAATTGCTTTCCTATACTTGTCTTCATATCTAATCATCCAAATATCAGCAGGATCCCAGTTATCTTTCTTGTCTATACCATAATTTTCATGCACAAATTTACTAATGTATTCCATGAAGGTATCAGTCTTCTTCATGCCAGGCAGTGTATAACTCTTACCTGCAGCAGTAACACTAGAGTGAGAAGATCCACGGGTAAATTCAGTAAAGCTTCCATTCCTGATATTTGCAAGGACTGCTTTACTTTGTGCATAAAAGTTTTCAACCCAATCATCATCAGGTCCTTCTACATCACCAAGTTTTCTCCATATATCTTGTAGAACCTCATAAGTGTCTGAATCATTTTTAATTTGTTCCCAGTTATTAAATCCACCATTTCTTTCAAATGCTCTATGAAACACCCATGCAGATCCAAGTTCTTGCATAGCAGTCATCGTAGCATCAGAGATTGTTTTTCCCTTGGAGTCTACTAACTGACCAGTCTTTTCAAACCTTACTTTTTGTGGTCTGTTATAATCCTGACCAATCCTAAAAATAATGTCTATATACTCACTTTGTTTATAGGTATCGGTATTTGGTTTATTCTTATATACTTTAATGATATTGTTGACCGTAGAGGCACTCGTCTTAATTACAATCAGCTTAGTTGAATTGCGCCTTTTGTCTGGAAGGGGAAAATATCTCATATCCCACACATTCTTATCAACTCTCCATACTGCATTAGAACCAGCAGCTTTAAAGATGTTCTGCATGGTAGTTCTTTGAGTCTTAGTCTTGATAGGATATAAGATCTCGGATGCCTTTACGTTTTCGTATGCCATAAAAAAACCTCCCGTCTAATTATTTAGAGGGAGGAATGCTTTTAAGATATTCTTTTTCCTGCGAATAAGGATGTTTCTTTTGTGTCCAGATCTCATATCCTTCTACAAGATCTGGGATCAACCACTGGTCCACCCGATAGCAATACTTCCAGTTGACAGGTTGAATACAATTCATCACGACAACTTGGAAGAATGCTACTAGGTGGATCCAGAAACTATACACCATATTTGGTCCAGAGTTTACGAATGTTCTGGGTGATAGGCATACCGCTGGAGTAGGTCTCTAGCAGTTCTTCTGTCTCTCCATCAACGATGATGAGAACAGGAGTGGCAGTCACACCATACTTCTTAGCAAGAGCAATGTTCTCTTCTGGGAT